AGACCCATTGGGTCAACATTTTATCACTGGTGCAACTAAAGAGGGTGTGATTAAAACAACCCGATGGCATCTTAAGAGTTTACAAGAAGGAACATTGCAAGATCATACCCGTGTGGTAAATAGCGGCGTCGTAGGTGGTAAATTATGACTAAAAAATCAAAGGAAAATTCAAAAGGTGATACTTTTGAATGGGAAGAAACTGAAGAAATGCGTAAAGCAGTAGAAGAACTACACAGGACTATCAGTAAATTGGAAGCAGAAACATCTGATTATGGTGTCGGAAAGTGACAGCACTTTTCATTTTGATGTTCATCACATTGTTGACAGTGACAATGGAGATGACATGGGGAGTAAAGAATCCCAAATTTTAGAACCATCTGTTCTATATTTGATGAAGGATTTGACTGAGAGACTACTTCATGGTATAGTGTAGATGATTTACAAGACATAACTAATCTTCATGATTAGGTATCAACTTATACACATTAGATTCCACATAGAAGGAGAATAAATGAAAATTCTTACACTTGAAGATTATCAAAAAGCAGGAGAAACATTCTGGCCTAAGTATTGGTACATTGCTAAAGAACTTGGAGAAGATTCCAAACCAGAAGATATTCTAAAGGTTATGGAAGCAATTGGTGGTGTTGCACTAAAATTAAAACTGGAAGATGCAATTGCACCCTTCGGATTCAATAAAAAGAAAGAGACCACTGATGATGAAACCATCTGACATAAAATTGGATAAAGTTTCCAAAAACTTTGAATATGAAAAACTCTCTAGAGATATTGACACAATCAATGATGTCAATACTCTTAAAGAGATGTTGAAGTGTTATGTGAAACTTTATTTCAAACAACAAGAAATTGTAACTTCACTTGGTTTGACAAGTGTCGTACCAAGAAAAGAAGGAGAGATTAATGTTGGTGATACTGTCAAGTTTATTGGCGGATCAAAAGAACAAAGAAATTGGGGTGGAACTGATCCAGCATATCATTTGATTGTTGATCATAAATATACAGTCACAAATGTGGAAGTTCGTTCTCAACACACTAGAATTGAAGTCAAAGGTATTCAAGGTATCTTTAATTCTGTTCTATTTCAGGTAGTAAATGATCAGTACTAACATCACAGAAGCATCAGAAAAAGATTGGGATGATTTTTGGAACTCTGTAGTCGAGGATTTGTCACTCGAAGGAGTTTGGAATGAAATGGATAAAATAGAACCACTGACACCTAAAGGAGAAAAATAATGTCATTGTCAGAAAGTGTAAATGAAAGTTTGAAAGAAGCAACAGAAAATCTACGGAATGCTCTTGCATTTGCTGCTCGTCATGAAAAACCTTTTGTATGTAAAGAAATTGCAGACATGATTAATCAAATTGAAAACATTAAACAATCTGACAAGATTCTTGACATGTTAGAAAACCGTAAAAAAGGTGATAATGGTATGTTTGGTTCATTTTTTGACTAATGTAAATAAATATTACTATATTCTAAAAATATAATAAAGAATCGTTGTTTTTCTCTTTTCTTGAACTAAAATATTAGTGTTTCCACACATACTTCAATGACCCTTATCAACAACAATCAAAAACTTACCTCAAAAGAGATTAAAAGTATTGAAATTGCTGTAGGTGATTCAGGTATTCGTGCAATTCATCCTGAAAAAATGGAAGCATTTGCTGCAGAATTGGTGGAGAAACTGAAAAATTCCGAACAAGAAAATAAATAAGTTTATCGTGTTACAAAAATCTATGGAAAAATCTATCGAGGATCATATCCAAAAGGATAAAGATATCCTGGACGATCCAACCATTTCACCTCAACAACGTCGTCATATTGAGTCTGAACTTCATGATCTTGAGGAATATCATGAACACAATCCTGATGATCATCATGATCCCACACCTTTAGAGATGTATTGTGATTCTCATCCTGATGCTGACGAATGTAGAGTGTATGAAGACTGAATAAGTGTCACAGGAGGGATTACAACCCTCCTTTTTTATTGGTATTATTGTTAGTAACCTCCAAAGTGTCCCTGTAGTGAAACCACACCACATTATGACTCTGAACACACATATTGAACACCCAGAAGATCTCATCCTCACAGGTAATCTTGAGGTTCTTGATGGTCTTTATAATCCTGATCACATCTCTGTAAAGATCGATGGTGCACCTGCGATTGTCTGGGGTACACATCCTGAGAATGGTAAGTTTTTTGTGTGCACCAAATCTGCATTCAACAAGAAAAAAATCAAGGTTTGTTATACCAAACGTGATGTCATTCAACACTTTGGACATCAAGAGAATGTTGCATTAATTCTTATTAACTGTCTGAAGTATCTTCCTAAGACTGAAGGTGTCTTTCAGGGTGATTTTATTGGGTTTGGTGGTCAATCTACTTACAAACCTAACACTATCACTTATCAATTTGGTGATGTGATTGAGGAGAACATTATCATTGCTCCACACACTTATTACACTGGTGATTGTCCTCTCTATGAGATGGTGTCTCACCCTTTGATGGGTGATTTGTGTGGGACTGATAATTGTAAGTTTGTTCAACCTTTTGTTGATCGTGTCCACAAAAATATCAGTGTTCCTGAAATTAATTCTGACTACTATGAGTTTTTGACTGAGAAGGAAGCAACAGTTGCAAAACAGAAAATCAATCAACTCATTCGTTCTGGTAAAGAACTTCATGAATGTGACCTGATTGACATTCTTGGTTCACTCAAACTTGCCAATTTGTATATGATGGTGGTTGAGATGAAATATGAACTTATGGAAGATCTTATTGTTTACTCTTGTCCTTCATCTTATATCGGAGACAAAAAGGTCAATCAAGAAGGTTTTGTTCTGACCACAAAGTATGGTACAATTAAACTTGTGGACAGGGAACAATTCTCTTATTACAACTTTACGCAAGGACGATTTCAATGAGTGATGAACAACTACAACAAATGGAACCCGTAGAACTTGAACGGTTTCTGGAAGAATGTGTCAATGAAGCAGAACATCTTGGTGTATCATTTGAATACTACATGGCAGAGTTTGTATGATTGAAGAACAACAAAAGTTGGTAATTGCTCTGTCACAGATAGAGAATTTAACTTCTCTTCTTGAAGATAATGAGTACAAATCATTTCTCTATAATCGCCTCATTCCAGTCAAGTATGAATTGCAAAGACAACTTGCAAACTTGACGAAAACACCCCTTTATCCTACAATTGACGAGTAATTTACACACAACAATGACCAAGTATCTTTACATCATTGATCATTATGTCCCCTTTCCCCAGTCAGAATATGGTGGAGTTTGGAATGTTATTGCAAACAATGATGAAGAATGTTTTGACATAATCACTTCTGATGATGACGAGACTTATCCTCAGTTTTATAGTACCTTGAGGGAAAACATTTCTAAGTCCGATAAATATACTATTACAGATGAGGTAGACTCAGGAATTGTTACTTCGTTCCTTACTTAAACTCTTATGTCAAACTATTCAACAGAATCTCTTTTGATAGATCTTCAACGCACGATTAAACATCTTGAAGATAGTATTAACGAGAAAAACAAAGAGATCGAAAATCTCAAAGGTCTAGTATTCAAACTTCAAGATCTTATTGACCCAAAAGTAAGTTAAATAATGGAACTTCAACTCCCCTCTGACTTTATTCATGATGCACCTGAAGGGTATTCATATTCGATAAAGAAATTCAAGACAAATGTAATGTCAATTTGGTTGAATGATCATAAAGAATATGTTTATACATCAGAACCTGTTTCAACAATTTGGGGATTTGTAAAGTTTACAAAAAAAGGTCACAAGTATTATTCACCTATTGACTCTAAACATGTAGGAAAAGAGGTTGACATTAGTGAAACTCGTCCCTACACAGCAATGCAACTTAATCTCAACCCACTTGAAAATGTCTTATACACCTAAAGTTGATGATTATGTCAAGTGGACAGATTCACTTGGACAGATTACTGAGGGGTGGGTTTATTTTGTATGCAAAGACTATTTTACAATTGAAATCAGAACATTAGATAAACCAGACGATCTTGTAAATTTCCATAAAAAGATACATGTTCTTGTATTGTGCTATGATCAGTATTGGGATGAAGTTCAATATGTAAAAAATAGGAAAGAAACTAATGTCAACGATTACAAATCCCAAAAATATCGATACGCAGATGTTCAGTAATTATTGTTAGTAACCTCCAAACTGTCCCTATAGTGTAACCAGTCAAATAACATCATGACAACTCCTGTAGCACAAGAACTTTTAGACATTAAGACTCAGGTTCGTAAACAAGACTTCAAATGGACCACAAATCAACGTGAGCGTTATGATTATCTAACCCTTCTACGTAAAGAACAAATTAAACAGTGGAAAGAAGAAGGTCGCGTGTGGGTCGGACCTTCTAACACTGGTAAGGAAAAAGGAGAAAATAAAGAAACTATTGACGGTTGATAAACTGTCCACTCACCCTTGACTTTTAACCGAGTCAGGGGTATTATTATATTATTGAATCACCACATCATGATTACTCTTCGTCCGCACCAGCAACGTGGTCTTGACGCAATGTCTGACAATGATAAAGGACAAATCCTAATTCCAACAGGTGGAGGCAAGACCCTGATCGCTATCATGGATGCACAACGTCAGGTAGAAAAACAACCCTCTACCATTGTTGTTGTCTGCCCTAGGATTTTACTTGCAGAGCAGTTGTGTTCTGAGTTCCGTGAGTTCATCACCAGTTCCTATGTTCATGTGATGCATGTTCACAGTGGTGAAACCAGTCACTTCAGTTCTACCAAACCACAACAGATCCATCAGTTCGTTGACATCGCACGTTCTGCTGGTGAGAGTGTGATTATCTTCACAACTTATCACTCTCTTCAACGTGTTCAGGATTCTGACATTGAAGTAAACACCATTTACTTTGATGAGGCTCACAACTCTGTCCAACGTAATTTCTTTGGTCCTACAGAGTTCTTCTCTCACGATGCAGATCGTTGTTACTTCTTCACTGCAACTCGTAAGACTTCAGTGACTGTGAACAAACCAGGTATGAACGATCGTGAGGTCTATGGTGACATTATTTGTAGAGTTTCTGCTCCTGAATTGGTTGATGGTGGTTTCATTGCACCTCCTAAAGTTCATGTTAAGGAGTTCGACATTCACCAAAACTCTAAACTGATCACTTGTGATATTGATTGTGATCATCTCATCTCCACTATGGATGATGTTGAGATGAAAAAGATTCTGGTCTGTGTGAAGACCAGTCGTCAACTTATCAACCTCATGGCACACACTGACTTTACTAAAGAGTGTCACTCCCGTGGTTATTCTTACCTCTACATTACGTCAAAAACTGGTGCAGTTGTTGACGGTAAGAAAGTCAACCGTGAACAATTCTTTGAGATTCTGAATGAGTGGGGTAAAGATCCTGACAAAAAGTTTGTGGTTCTTCACCGTTCTATTCTGTCTGAAGGTATCTCTGTCAACCGTCTTGATTGTGTCATCTTCCTCCGTAACATGGACACTATTGAATTAACTCAGTCGGTTGGCCGTGTCCTTCGTACCTGTCCTGATAAGACCTTTGGTTTGTGTGTGGTACCCATCTATTCACGAGTTGGGGTCTCTACTCAAAAGGCCCTTCAAAACGTTGTAGATACAGTTTTTGAAAAGGGTGAGATACTGGATAGTGTAGTTCGTAGGTAATATGTGGGCAGTCAAGGTGTGTCTTGGCGGATAACTTGACATAAGTCCCACATTATGATATAATTCTAAATATTAATAGTCTCGCCAAGACACACATGAAAGAATGCTACACCTACGCATATTTGCGTGAGGATCGAACACCCTACTACATTGGTAAGGGTACAGGAACCAGAGCATATAGAAAACACGAAAGACGTGGTGGAAGATGTGTTCCAGTTCCACAAGATAGAGACAGGATACTAATACTTAAACACTTCGATTCAGACGAAGATGCCCATAGACATGAAGAATATATGATTTCTGTCTTTGGAAGAGAGATAGATGGTGGTATACTACTTAATCTAGCTATTGGTGGTGTGAGTCGTTCCATCTATACTGATGAGGAAAGAAGACAACGATCAGCAGCAGCAACTAATCATCGCTATCACAACATTCCTGGGCGTAAAGAGTATCAACACCAGAAAACAAATGAATATAGACAAGACCCTGAAAAGAAGGAAAGAGAGAGGGCAAATGCAAGAAGATGGTATAAAGAAAATAGAGAAGAACACCTGAAAAAGAAATACAAATGGAGAGAAGAAAACAAAGATAGATTGGCAGAACAACGTAGAAAAAGGTATGACCCAGAGAAACGAAGACAAAAGTATTTGAGGAAAAAGAATGAAACTAACTCAACACAAATCTGACATCCTAGACGCCAAACCCATAGAACTTGGGTTTCTTATGGGTGACTATGCTGCCATTCCTATGATAGGTAGTGACACCAAACTCATGGTGATTCATGAGGGCAAACACCTCAAAGTATGTCGTAATCGTAAGTCTGCTATCACATTCATAAAGAAACATTCTAAAACTAAATAAGACATAGGATAAAGAATGAAGATGAAAACCTTTCAACAGTTTCAAGAAGAATCAGAATTTCAGAGACAACAAATGAGTGCTCTTTTTGGTGGTCTTGATAAGGTTAGGAAACTTCCTGGTCAAATGGTAGATGCTGCAAAGGCAGCAAAAGCTGATGCTGAGGCTAAAAAAGAGAAGGAACAAAAAGAAAAGGACAGAGAAGAAGAGAGAAAAGAAAGGTCAGAACTTCGTAAAGCTGCTGAGAGAAGAAAAGAAGAACTTCATAAGGCCAAGATGGCTAAGATGAAACAGGATAAGCCTGAACAAACTAATGAAGTTTATGACCCTGAGGTACAAGGAAGGTCACAGATTCGCAAGACTGGTGAAGGTGGAAGAGTAGGAAGAGACAGAAAAAAGAGTAAACCAGAACTCCGTAGAATGAAGGCAGTTGGTGGTGGTAAGATGGAGCCAGTTTCTTACAAAGATCGTAAGGACATTGGCTCACAGAAACAGAGATCCACTAAAGAGCAACAACCTGAACAGGAACGTGGTAGTAAGGAAGTTGCAAAAACTTATGCCGATAAGGTAAAAGAAAGAAGAGAAGCAGCAGCAAAGGCAAGAGCAGCTGCAAAGAAAACTGGTGGTGAAGTCAAGAAAGACACCACATCTTCTAAAGATGCTGAGAAACAAGCAACCAAACTTCTCTCCACTAAGAAAACTGAAAAGAAACCAGTAAATCCTAACTACAAACCACAGAAAGCTTCAGGTTATACAAGGAAAGAGAGGATGGCCATAACCCGTAAAGGAGAAACTGAACTTCGTGGTATTATGAAAGATCAGGAAACTGAGAAGTATAAGAAAGAGACAGGAACCAACCCTGATGCAAAAGGTAGAACCAAGATTATGGGTCGTGTACACAAGAGAATGTCCACATAATATTGTTAGTTACCTCCAAAGTGTCCCTATAGTGTGGGGGACATATCTCCACAAATCACTTATTAAAAACAAATGAACGAAAAAATCACACAAGTAAAAACTTTTGTTCAAGAAAATGTTTCCAATGAACTTCTCAAAAACATTGGAATCAGTGTTGGTATTCTTGTTGTTGTAATTATTGCACAACTTATTCTTCATGAAGTTGTGATGGTTATTGATAGTATTCCAGTTTTTAATGGTGTTATGGAAATCATTGGATTGGTTACTTTTTTTAATTTTTCTCGCAATAATTTGATTACCATTGAACAACGAACTGCATTGATGGAGAAAGTTCAAACATCTATCAACGAAGTTATTTCTTGAGAACTATCTTAATGAAATATACTAAAGAACAACTTGTAGACGCATTATGTGCGGAGTGGGATTGGTTGTGTCATGATGATTTTGATCCAGAAAATGATCCCAGTCCAGAAGAGTTTCGTGAATCAATGGAGAAATTAACACCAGAACAATTGATTGAAGAAACATGGACCGACGAAGAATTTACACTTGATGAATATATGGAACGCTATGGGTAATTAAAGTTACTCACCTCCTTGATTTCTTGTCAGGGAGGTTTTATTATTTCAATATTGAAAACCACTAAATTATGACTATTAAACGATTTGATCAGACTACTCCAGGTAAAAACATTGAGATGATTTATGATCTTTTCAAGGTCAATAAACCTCTCTATGAGAGATCATCTGAAGAAGGTAAGAGAGTCCTTTTGACTATTCTTGATGATGTTTTTTGGGTAGGTACAAATGTCAAATTATTTTGGACTGGTTTAATTTCGGAGGAAGCTAAATCTACTGGTCAAAAATGTCAACAACATCGTTACCCACGATTGTTAGCTACTAAGATGATGTTTGATGACTTACCAGATACAATTCAAGAATTTCAAGAGAGATATATCAAATTCTGTGAATTTGATTACACAACATCATCTGAAAATAAGAAACTAATTCCCTTTCAGAAAGAAGAGGTTTTTGAGACACCAGAAATCGCCTACGATAAAGCTGGTATTGTTTTTAGTAACCTCCAAAGTGTCTCTGTAGTGTAACCACACACAAAGATTATGATCACTCAAACTAAATCTGAATTTCTCACTGAGGCTCTCATTGAACAACTGAATGACCGCGAGAAAGTCAATGCTCTTGAATCTTCACGAACCACTTATACCAACTTTGAGTATGAAGTAGGTCGTAAGTATATCAAAGTATGGTCTTATTTGATCTCTGATGGCGAACGTCTTCGTGGTCGTTCTTGTTACATGTTTGTAGATAAGAACAATGGTGCATGTTACAAACCTGCATCATATAAGGCACCTGCCAAAGGTATTAGGTTCTACATTGATTTCTTGGTTGATCATCCTGAGGTTGTAGATCCTTATGGAAGTTTTCTTTATGTTCGTTGAGGTTATTGTTAGTAACCTCTAAACTGTCTCTATAGTGTAACTCACCCTTTTTATTATGGCAACCCGAGGTCGTATCGGTATTCAACTTTCAGATGATTCTATCCTGTCTGTCTATCATCACTATGACTCCTATCCTTCCTGGCTGGGTCGTATTCTGAACACCCACTATAACACCAAAGAGAAAGTTGCAGAACTAATTGACGGTGGTGATATGTCTTCCTGTTGGAATGATACTGTCTGGGGTAAAAAACGCACCGATGGCCAAAAGTATGGTCCTGAGTATTATTCTCAGCGTGGTGAAGATTGTCCTCCTCGTCTTGACAAGAACCTGGTAGAATACATCGCTGATGGTGAAGAATACGCATACATCTTCAACCGTGATGGTGTGTGGATCGCCATTGATTGTCATGAGTTCGATGATAAGGATCCCGAAACCGTTTCTATCCCCTCTGGAGAGTTAGTTTGTTGATATTATTGTTAGTTACCTCGAAAGTGTCCCTATAGTATGAACGAAACCAAAATGACTCTCACTGAACGAAACCAAAAACTCTATGATCTTCGTGAGAAGATGAACAAACTTGAAACAGAGTTAGCATGGGTTAAACAAGAGATCTGGGTTGTGAATGATCAATACAAGCGTCAAGATCTTGACCTCTACACTGAAATGTTTGGTCCTGATGCTTACAATGAGCGTGGGCAGGATTCTGCATTCATGGATGACAATTTTGGAGGTTAATTGATGAAAAACAACTCACAAACAATTCACGGAGATTTGGTGATGCATAAAGAACAATGGAGAGATCATCTCAAAAGTTTACTCTCTGATGTAGTTGCAGATTACATGAATGATGAAACTTTATCAGCTGATATGTTTGTTGATGATCTCAGAGAAGAGGTACATTCATGGATGATGTATCATAAAGACCAATACGCCAAAGCTTCTGAAATCTATGACAAACTCTAACAATTATTGTTAGTAACCTCGAAAGTGTCCCTATAGTATGAGAAACACTTCCACTATGAGAGAACCTAAGTTCATCCTTCACGGTCAATTTCATCGTCACAATGGTTGGGTTATGAACGATAGTTTAGGTTACATCAAAGCAACAAAAGAAGAGGCAATTGAAACATGTAACCGTCTCAATCCTGACTTTGTGATTCACTCTATCACTATTGAAGAATGATGAACACTTATTCACTCCGTTTACAAGAGTTCAACAACCATCATGAAATTGTTGTTGACATTGTTCAAAAAACTCCTTATGATGCTATCAAGGTAGCAGAACAAATCTACGGTGAATGGTACAAAGTACAATCAATCTCTGAACATTTCTACGCTCTCCCTTCTGATCGTATCTGATCTTTAACCCTTTTACATTCTACACAAAATGACTACCACCACTCCTGATCCCATCAACAACAACCAAGAGCGAATTCTGGTTCGTAATACTGTCACAGGGTTTGAGCAAGGTATTGCAGCCACTGCAGGATTGTTCACCGCAGGACCACTTGGAGCACTTGCATCTTGGGCTACTATTCGTGGAGTTCAAGGTAAATGGACCCCTTGGTTTATTCTTGGTGTTCCCGCCTCAGTTACAATCAACATTATAAATGTTGTCGCAGTTGTTGTTATTGGTGGTGCATTCAGTCAACTGGATACCACTCCCACACCTACACCTAGTGAAACAACCCAGGAACAAGTTTATCCTAGTTATTGATACAAACCTGGAGGTAATTAACAATAATTACCTCCAAACCGTCTCTATAGTGTAACACAGTCAATCATTATGAACCACAAACAAAAGTCTGTTGATACCATGTCCGTTCACTTCCATGAGCAAATCATGGAGTTGGTTGAACGCCATGAGTTTGGTAACTCCGATGCCCTTCATGATGAGTGGGTTGTTGATGGTCAAGACCCCGAAGATGGTGAATATGAGTTTATCTTTATTGATGATTTGACAGAGGTTTGATATAATGAAAGTGGGCATTTGTGACATGTTTTGGTGTGGTTACCTTGTCACAATATAAGACCCACGGTGAGGGGCATTGATCACATAATTGTGGTGGTTACAGTGATCAAGTAAGGCCCCACGTCGGAGAGAGAACAGATGTACCACTTGTGACCCCAGTGATACCAGTGGCTCTCACGATATAAAGAATGCATTTTTCTATATTGAGCCTGTTCAGGGGTGATGGTCTTTCTCCCATCAGGACATGAAAAAAACAGTTTTTGACACTAACTCAAACATGGTATTATTGTTAGTAACCTCCAAAGTGTCCTTATAGTATGAGAAACACTTCCACCATGACTCTTGACGAGATTTTAGAACAGATCAAAGGATGTAAAGTCCAGGATGAAGACAACACCGTTTACACTGTTGTGAGTCTCAGGTATTTTAATGGTAGTATCTCCACCATTGGACTGAAAGATCCTAACGGTGTTGTCAAGTATTGTCCAGCTGATCGTTATATGGAGATGGCATCTGTAGCATGACTTATTCACTTGGCATTGATAACCCCATCATGATAAAAGCTGTGATGGGTTCACATAAGTGGGCAATTTATTGGAGGGAAGACTTCATTAAGATTGCTACGTTTAATTCACAGTTCCAGGCCTATGAAGCACGACGTTATATTCTTGAATGTCTTTTGAATTATTGTTAGTTACCTCCAAAGTGTCCCTATAGTATGACAAACAACAATCCTTACATCCAAACACTCAATGAGAAAGGTTATTCCGTTAAAGAGTGTCAAACACCGTCAAAGGTTAAAAAGACTTTCCCACTCAACCTTTATGGTCGAGTGTATCAAACTCAAGAGGAGTATGATGAAGCACTTCATGAATTCTTGAATGGTAACTGACATGAACATGACTCTTAATTTCTCTCAAGTTGTCACCTACGACTTCCTTTCTGATAACTCAGTAACTGCAGTTGCTGAAGTATGTGAAACGGCACAAGTACGACCATTAAGTATCACATTCAACTCCACAATGTATGATAATGTGACGATTGAATTTGGTAGTCGAGATGATGCAATTCGTTTCACTGAGGTATATCTTGATAGTGATGATCCTGCAGAAATTCAAGAATATGTTCTTTGAAATCATTAACGAATTATTGTTAGTAACCTCTAAAGTGTCTTTATAGTATAAGGGTTCAGACTTCTCTCTGACCTACTATCAATTCACCACATGAAACTTTTTCTCTCAGCCATTATTATTTTTCTAGGTGTCAATCTAGGTATTGATTTACTTGATAGTAACATGGCACAATTGATCGAAGAACGCAACACTAGTATTCAAAAACTTCTGAACAAATGATGAATTCCAATCTTTCTAAGATCAAACCCAAACTACGTACAACTGGTAATGTCACTGGGAATTTCGGAAGACCCAAAACCCGCACTCATGGTAACACTGATCTAGGATTAACATCTAAAGAAAATATCACTATAACTAAACCAAGTGATTACATCAAGAGAATGTATGAGATATTAGATATAACAACTGATCCTAAACTTAAACAATTTGCTTATAATGAGATTAAGAAGTATATGATACAAACTGGACGTTGGTAGTTACTTCTTCATTCCCCAAACATCAAAATGACTGAAACTAACGACAAAATCATTGATCGTGATCAACTTCAAGAAGCATATATTGAATCAATTATTGATGGAATGGATCATAAAATCATGTATCAGTTCGTATATGATACCCTGAACAATAACCTAGATGATTATACTGTAGAAGAACTGATTACTGAAGTTGAAGATTATTATCCAGAATTATTAGAGGAATAAAAGTTAGTTACCTCTAAAGTGTCCTTATAGTGTAACCACTCAATCAATCATGAACTCTTACACTCAACTGAATACTATTATTGATCAACTTCAATCAAATGGTAAATCTGTAAAAATCACTAAACTTAAAACACGTAAACCCCGTAAAGGTGAACTAGTAATGAGCATGACTAAAGGATCACGAACTAACACTAATCGTCGTGGTCAATCTTACTCTGGTGCTACAGTTATAACTCATAGTGTTATCGAAGGTAACTCTAACCAACAACTTAAACTTAAGGGATAATATCCCCTTTTTTATTATCACCTCATTATCACTCTGAATAATACCAAAAACACCCCTTGTAAGTATTCACACCAGGATTCTTAAGTGATCTTCTAATTCCCGAACTTCTACTCCCAGTGAAGTAAATTGACGCCTTATTTTCACTCTCAAATTGATAACGTATTTCACCTGTTATTCGACACTTACCAACAACCGAGTTAGATTGATTTTTCCTCCCAATCTTTTCTAAATGATGACCCTTATGTAGCCAACCCTTACTGATAGCTCTACTGATATTATTGTCTCTTGATGAAAAGAACTCAGCACAATCTTTTATACTATCAAACACTAACTCCTCACCAGTAGTTACATTTAACGCCTTTATCTTCATCCTCAAATGTTTACCATCACCTCTTACTTTGAAGTCATGTTTGATAGATTTAAGAGATGATTTTATGTTCCTTATGTGTTCATCACTCTTCTCTAATCCTGTAAGAGATGATGATATCTTTTCCTTTACATCTTCTCTAATAGTATAACTCTCCTCTCCACCAGTTGTTAAGTTATAACCCGTGTTATATGTGTCGAATTGTTCTATCCAATAGACTTCACGTTCAGATAACTTATCAAGAGAAATATCCTCCTCAAGTATTCTTACATTGAACATTCCCACCCCATACTTGTTAATAGCTCTATGAAGTGGTTTATGATTAGTCCCTTTACTTTCCTGAATATGTTGTTTCCATCTCACCGACAATCCTACTCTGGTTTGTCCAATATATCTCTTCTGATTGACCTTACAGATGATAGAGTAGATGATTCCAGTTGATGACATTGTATTGTGATATGTTGGTGATTATTTATGATAAGATGGTGAAAAAAACCTCTTCTTAAATATCACAATAAATATAAGGTTATTATTTCTGAAGTTACCAGCAAGTGTCTTCTGAGTTACTCTCAAGGGTCTCCGAAGGTATTAGAAACCCTGTTCTTATCTCTCTCTAAACCTTATAAATGTTGATACTTATAGTGATGTTAGACTGTACTCTACCGACATCAATCTGTCAACCCCCAGAAAGATTGAAAATCCTGATATAAGTATCCAAAATATAAGAGATTTCGATAAATACACTATCCATTGTTGAC